TTTGGGTCTTTTTAATGAAATGTAAATCTTAACAAACAGGGTAAATCTACCACTGAACCTTCTTTAAATTTAGCTAAACGTCGTTCAATTAGTGATGCTTCTAGGTTTAACAAATTCTGTGTATTCGATTTTATTTCGCTCAAAGGAATTCCTTTTATAATTGAAAAATCATCTAAAGATGGGATAATAAATTCTTTGAAATATTTTAAATATTCCAAAACATATTTTCCTTGATAAACAGAATTTCCTGCCGGGATAACGACTTCAAAATATCCTAAATCTTTCATGAATGGTTGAGTGCTTTTTATTGCATGGGTAATTATGCGTTCGGGAGTATCCTCAGCTATCGGACTTAATTTCATTGCATCTCCCTCCAAGATTGAATCAACATTTTCTCTTAAAGAAAAAGCCCTGCCGCTTCCTTGAGTGGGCCTTTCCGGTTCTGTTGCATAAATACTCAACGTACTTATTGCTAAAAGAGCGGCTACTTTAATTTGCATAATTATTAAACCCTTCCAGTTTTTTAACGAGATGTTTCAATCTATTTTGAGCATCTTCTTTTAGCCTTGTCGATATAAACCCGCAATTAGGTAAATTCTCTGACATATCTGTTATTTTAATAATATTAAAAATATCCTCATGAATTGCATCAAGGTTTTCCTGAATTAATTTAAGATTGTATATGATTTTTTTGTTAATTTCCGATTGCTCTAATTTTTCTAAGCACTCATCTATCTCTAACAACTTTTCTACATCATAATTAAAATTCTTCATTTTTTGCGGCCCTCTTTCGGTAATTTTTTAACTAAAACAAAGGGGCGGCCTACCCTCTCGTCCGGCATTTCTAATCTCAACCCATGACATTTTGTCACGACTTTACTATCTTCCGCTGCTTGCAAAAGTCTATCCGCAATTAAATTTTCGTACTTATCAAGAAAAGCGTGAAAGGAATCATCCGGAGCAACTGAAATAGGACGCGACGGTGACCCTATTGGAGTCCTGGTTAACTCTCGATCTACGCCATCATCAGTGGCATTGACAAGAGATGATGCAACAGAAATCCCCCCTATAAAAATCAACTTAATTAACACTATAAAATCCTCCTTTTGTGTCAAACAACCCATTTGTATAGGGTTGTTTAACTCATGTAAAGAGTTTTTTTAAAATATAAGATATTTTCTTATTTGTTTTTTAGCTCTGCATCTGGACTTCCAATCTTACTTCGCATCCATTCTTCAATCTCACTTGAAAGCCAGCCAACAGTATTCTGACTAATCTTGCGTCGTGCAGGAAATTTCCCTGCTTTTTCCAATCTCCATCTTGTACATCTGCTTAAACCTGTAATATTTTTGCATTCAGGTTCGCGAATAAATTTTACTGTCATTTAATATTCCTATAATTTTATGTTTCTGGCAGCACTAAGAGAGAGCTGCCAGCTCAAGATAATAACAATATTGACTTGTTTGAGTTAATAAAAAAATCAATTACTTTTTGAGACGGCGACAATCTGTCACCTACTGACAAACCCGAATTCGGTTACGGATTTGCGCAGATACTACGTGCCTTAAAAATTAACCATTGATTTTTAATAAAATTTTAAATAAAATGGATTTATGCGTAAGTAAGAGCGCATTTACCGGGCATTTGGCCTAGGGTCTTATTCTTATTCAGTAAAAAGGTATGGAATCCTTCTTTACTTTCCCGTCTATGTGACGTGGCACCTTTTCCACAAAAAATTAACTAATTCAAATGGAGTCCTCTTATGTCTTATGGCAAAAATGGGCCACAAGGTGCAGTTGTCACAAAGTCTATTACCGGCGCACCCTGGACAGGCCAAGAAAACCCTTATCCTATTATTTCAGGGTACGACAACAATATTTTTAAAGGCGACCTAGTCGGGATCAAAGCCTTAGTAGACCCGTCTACAGGCTTGCAAGCCAATGTGCTGGTAAATTATTGGGACCTAGTAACAGGTCAAAATCCGGCAAATGAAACTATTGTAGCAGTAGGCTTTTTTAACGGTTGCGATTACGTTTCTCAAGATCAAACACAAATTGGAAATGCACTACCCGGTAGATCTTTCTGGCCCGCAGGTACTATTACACAAGGCAATCAGCCGGCAACAGCTTATGTTATCGATGACCCCAATGCAGTAGTTAATATCCAGGTAGGAGGCACCACAGCCACAGGGATCAACAGCACAGCCGCAACTGCTGCAATGGCCGGCAAATTAATTGCCGTTAATTACCTCACCGACCCAGCAAATCCAGCTCTTGTTTTGGGCAATTTTTCAAACGGTATGTCTTTAATGTTTGCAGACGCGACACAAGTTGGGCAGCCAGGCGGCGGAGCTTATCGTCCGCTAATGATTCAACGTTTAGTTGCAGCTGAAAACAACGAGTGGGGAATCCCATTTAATAACGTGGAATGCGTTATTGCAAACCATTTGTACCGTTTATCTTCACTTGGCTTATAGGAGTTATTTAAATGACTATTACACGCTCATATATTAATAGTACGCTCCTGCCAACCGCGTACAAATTATTTATCGATTTCAACACATTCCCTGATTTATGGCACCCTATCTACCAACAAAATTCATCAGATATGGCAATCGAAATTGTCCAGGAAATGAGAGGGTTGCCAGCAGGTCAACTTAAGCTGGATGGCGGTCCAATTGCGTCCGCAGACTTCGGGGATAGCTATAAAAGTAATTACATTAATTCTTACTATGGAATTTCCTTTGAAATCAGCCGTGGGGCCGTTCGCGATAACCAGTATAAGAAACAATTCCCTCAACATGTCAAGCAAATGCGCAAGGCAATGACTGAGGTTAAGAACGTTAATGCAATGAGATTGTTTAACAACGCGTTTAACGCTAAATCAACAGGAGCAGATTTACAACCTCTCTGTTCGACTCAGCACCCAAACGTACAAGGGCCGCTTGCAAATACTTTTACAAACAACGTTCAGTTTTCTGAAAAAGCAGTTGAAGATGCGATCACTATTATTACATCTCAATGGCGAACAAACTCAGGGCATCTAGGTTTTTATAAGCCAAAAGCCCTTCTTATCCCGCCTGCACGCCAATTTGACGCAATTCGAATAACGCAATCAGACTATCAATCAAATAGCGCGAACAATGCTGTCAATGCTATTAAAACTGGCGGTTTTTTACCAAAGGGTCATTATATAAACCCGTATTTAACTAATACTTACAACTGGTTTGTTTTGACTGATTACGAGGAATACGGATTTAACTATTTCCTCAATGAGCCTCTTGAATTCGATATTTCGTCTGATAACAAAACATACAACACTGTCTGTTCCTGCATTGAGCGCTATGTATTCGGATATACAGGCTGGCGCGCTCTTTTTGGCGCAAGAGGTTATTAGGAGTATTTTAAATGCCTTCAACAAATGGTTCTTATGGAACGTATGTTTCCGATGGGTTGAGAACGGGGCCGTTATTCCCCGGGTCAACGACTCCTAACCCTGCAACAAATGCAACTTACAGCAGCCCAAACTTTAAGTTTGGTCCTGGAGTTTTGCAAGCCAATAATTACATGTACACAATCACTCCTTACGCTACTGCTGCGGGAAATGTGGTTGCTACTATGACACCTGGGGGAGCGGGACCTTTACCCCTTAACTCAGCGGGGCTTGTTCAAAATAGCTGTGTGACTTATTTGGTAGATCCTCAGTCTCAGCAGGCTTATATACAATTTGATTGGCCAAGAACGGTGTCTGTAACAACAGGCGCGGGTATCGCCGCCAATACAAATATTACGATTTTTGGGTATGATTATTGGGGTTGGCCCATGCAAGCTAGCCTATTAAATCTTGGCGCAAGCACTACAGTATATGTAGGAAAAGCATTCTCTTATATTACTCAAGCTTATATAAACCAAGCCCCTACAACAACTATCTCAGTACAAGCAAGTACTGTTTTTGGGTTGCCTTATGTTCTAAATGATGCTGGTGCTGTTTATTGTTTTGGATGGAACGGAACTTCGTATTTGACGTTTGGAGCTGCGGCAACACCTGCCGTAAACCCGCCACCAACGAACATTTTAATTGCCAGCGCAAATGTAACCACACCCACAGCAACTTCGGGAGATGTTAGGGGATTGGTTGCAATCCCAACTACCGCTGCGCCTGACGCGGTGAAAACATTATATTTCGGTTACTATGTTAAAGGAAATGATGTTTGGTTTGACCAGCAAAATGATTTCTATCAATCACAAGCGCAAGCGCTTAATACTCCTTATCCGGGCCAATGGCAAGCTGGGTTAGATGGCAGCGGCAATAGATTACCTATACAACCGCTGGAAGACGTGGGCTTGTACGGATTGCCTCAATATTATACGGGAGTGCCTGCTTAATGAGGCCTTATACCTATACATGGCTTCCTGCTACAGGAAATGAGTATACGATTGCAGGGGATCAAGGAGCGACAACGGGGATTCAATCCCCAACAGGAGATGGAACGACTTATTGGGATATCCCTTTAAACTCGAACATCCTAACGTCGCTTCCTCAGGTCCCCTCTTTGCCGTTTAATCAAACGAAGCCATGGGTAGTTGGTTATTATGCGGGATATACATTCCAGAGCATCCCCCCCCAAGACAACGGCAATCACTTTGCCTATCGTTCTGTTTTAATTCAATCAGATGTAGCTCCTGCCGACATTGATAGTATCACGGTCAATGGAGTTGGGCTTACTTTAAACGTAACTGCGGGCACTACTCCCTTTAACAAGAACCCAGCTACATGCACTCTTTCTAACCCAATTAATGCCGACATTAGTGAGATTGTGACATTAACGGGGGGAGCCTCTCCTTATTCCGTCCAAACTGCAACATACTTTCAAACAATTAATTACATTAGAATTGTTCTAAAAGCAGGTGCGCAAGGTGCGTTTTGGGTTGGTTATGGCGATGAGGGTATTACCGATCCTATTATGTTAGATACTAACAAAAAGGTATTTAATACAACCGCACAAGTTCTTGCAAGTGGAGCGGCAGCGGGAGCTGCCTATACGGTATGGCAATCTGCAACCGATATCGCAAGGCCTGAATCATCCGCAGGAAATCAGCAATTCTTGTTTAGCCCGCTTGTAGGGTTTTATTACGGAGATTCATCAGTCGCCTATGCAGACCCCACACATGGGAATGCGTCGGCAGACAACGGCAATCTTGTTAATAACGCTGACTCTGCATGGGACACAGGAAGTGCGCCCATGACGACTGTTTGGATGCATGTCTTAAACAACACCACAGAAACATTTCATTTCACATTTATTCAAGAGAGTAAGTTTTGATGAAGAACAAAGGCGCATCCAGTATTGATATTTTGAACATGTATTCTGGTGATTCTGGCGATTCATGTCAAAAAAAAGCGATGGGCGGGAAAATTCTTCCTCCAAAAATGATGTCGCCCCTCGACAAAAGAATGACTCAAAACAAAATATTAAACTCCGCGGGCAAGCCTTCACGAGCACGCAAATTCAGCGAAGGCGGTAGCGTTGATAAATGGATGCAAGATGTCCACCCTAAAAAAGGTGCGCTTCATAAACAGTTACACATACCTGAAGATAAAAAGATCTCTACAAAAACGTTAGAGAAAGCCGCCCATTCGTCCAAACCCTTACTCGAGAAAAGAGCCAATTTAGCATTGCGCTATAGAGGAAAGAAGAGCGGTGGAGAAATCAAAAAGTATGAAGTTGGCGGTCAAATTCTTGGAAATTTAAGTAAAGCAAATGCTGCCGAAGATGCTTATTACAATTCTTTAGCAAGTCATGACCCTAACGAACGATACACAGACATCGATAAATCTTCTTTAGCAGGATCTGCAAATCGTTATTACGACAATTATAACCAAAAAGATCCAAATGCTGCTGCAAATTTTGGGAAGCAATATCAGTCTGATTACAACAAATTTGTGGGTGCAGATACCTCAAAAAGTCAAGGAATTCTAAATCAGCCGCAAACAGTAGCCCCAGGGCAGTCTAACGGCATTGATTACAATGCTATGCGGGCCCGCTTGCAAGCAAAAGGACAAGGTCAAACAGCGGCCCCAGTCGATCGCAGAAGTGACGCATATAAGGCGGAAATGGCAGCAAGAGGGAATGCCTATAGAGACCAGTCTATGGCAGAAACGCAATCCGCCAAAAGACGTTCAGGGGCTTTCCATCAGGAAATGCACGATCAACGTAATGATTACAATGCTAACAATGCGTTTAATCAAATGGCTCAGCACGGCTATCAGCAAGACGCAAACGGTAATTTCAAAAGAAGTATGTGGGATGCCATGAAAGACGAAAATCCGGGATTAATGAAAGCCATGAGCTTTGTGCCGGGCGTAAATCAAGCGGGAAAAGCTATGGTTGATGCTGTTGAAAAAAAAGATCCGATAGGGATGGCCCAGGCCGGAGTTTCTGCATTTAATGCAGGCAAAGGAACGGCAGACATGGCAAACAACTACATAGATAAAGGCCAAGGATATTTTAATAAAGCAAAAGGAATGATCGGCCGAAAAGCTGGTGGAGAAATCAAAAAGCCTGAAAAGCGAGTTATTAGCAAGAGATTTCATCGCAGGAGTCAATAGATGGTTATTGACCCTAATGCTGTCAGCAATTCATACGGCTTTGGTAAAAATGCAAAGCTTGATGAGTTGATTATTGAGGCATATCGGAATATCGGAATACCTTTAAATTTGCAGTCGGCAGAACAGTTTGATTCCGCCGTTTACTCGGCAAATTTAGAGCTTTCTACGTGGCCATCAAAAGGATTAAATCTTTTTTTGGTACAACCCATGATGGTATCGATTAACGCCGGTCAATCGTACTATCAATTGCCGGATTACGTACTTAGGATTTTATATAACGAATGCGTAATCTTGCAGCCTATTCGTTTGAATCAAAATGGTACAGCGTTCTCATCAGCAGGTGGGAATCCAAATAACTGCTTTGACCCGACTCAAACGGCTGGGTGCACTCAAACAACACCGAACGGCTCAATAGGTTATAACTATGGAATGGATATTACTAACAGTATTCTGTACGTGGGGGTCAGTTCTCTTAGCCAAACTGATTATACCCTAGCAATTGATTGTTCAAATAATGGCACAGAGTGGCAGCAAGTTTATTTGTCACCAAAAACAACTTTTTACCCATCTGTTACACAATGGTTTGTTTTGCAGGTTTCCCCATCCGCCCAATATTGGAGGATTAGAGAAACTGGCGGCAACACTCTGGCCATTAATCAAATTTATTTCTCGGTTTCCAATCTAACTACACCCAATAGAACAATCGGGGCAATTTCTCGTTCTCAATATATGGCGATGCAAACCACAACGGCCATTGGGACGGCTATCACAGGATATTATTTAAATTTAATCAATCCGCCTGTTCTTGTTATCTATCCGCAACCCATACAAGACGGATTTAATCTTTTATTTAATACAGATTGCTATCCTCCCGATGTTGTTTATTTGTTTCAAAGAACACCGGTACCACAAAACTTTTTAGATGCATTGATGCAAGGCATAGCGTATCGACTTAGCAGAAAATACAAGCCTGAAAAAGTTGCAGAATGCGCCCAACTAGCAAAAGAAGCTTACGATTTGGCGGGAAGTTCTAATTACGAAAACGTACCCCTCAATTTCATGCCTAATATTTCAGCATTTGGGGTGAATTGATGAGAGCTGCATTTTATATCGGAAAATACTTAAGGCCGTCTTTTGAAAACCCATCCCCCTATGGTCGATGCGATTATTCAGGCCTTTTATGCCAATTAAAAGATTTAGTGCCCCAACTCCAATATAACGCAAGTGGCTTATACGACACAGGCCTTAGGGTTAATTATCGATTTTTAGATAAACCTAATATGACAAATTTAATGCCTCCGATCAAAATGGATCCGGAGCCTGTCATATTGGGACGCCCTGGCCCCACGACAATAACGCCACAAATACAAGCTCAAACGTATGATGTCAGTGGCGATCAAGATTTTGTTTTGGATCAAGAGCAATTTAATTACAACAATTTTCTGTTTACCGGAGCACTTACTGGGCCCGTCACTATTATATTGCCGGCGTTGTTTAACGAGTTTAACGCCTTAAATCAGACTGATGGCGCATACCCGTTAACAATACAAATTCAAAACATTAGCAATTCAATTTTGGAACTCCCTGTAGGTCAAACCTTTTTTTTGACGAATACAAATAGTTCTTTGTTAGTAACCAACCCGACTTAAGGAGTTTTAAAATGGCAGTTATTGTGACACAGCAAGGTAGTGACTTATCCATTCAGCAAAATTTAGTAGGAGATGGCACTAGCCTTGTCGTTTCTTATGGGACTCCTACCGCTACCCAATGCAGAATAGGACTCGCACCAAGTTCAAATTTGGCAGAGCTAGCAGCAATGACAGGTGGAGGTATCGTTGTTAGGAGCAACAGCACTAGCTCCATGAATCTGTGTACATTTTACTCATCTGACAGTTCCATAAGTATTAATTTTAATTCAACCCAAGCTAATTTCCAGTTGGGCTCTACCTTAACAGGGACTTATGCGTTTTCTAACCCGATTACATTGCCCGTAAATTCGCTAGCTTTATCCGCGCTATCCACGGCCGGTTCTACTTCCGGCTATGTTTTGACTTCTAATGGTTCCGGCGTTGCGCCAACATGGCAGGCAGGAGGCGGCGGTGGTGGGGGCGGCCTAACCAGTGTGGGATTGGGAGAAGCTTCAGGGGGTACAAACTTTGACTTTACGAATAACCCCTTAACGTCTAACGGGACTATTACACTTGATATAGCGGTGGGTGGGTTGCCTCTCACCAGACTTGCTCAATCAGGCGCAACTACGGGGCAAATATTAGCTTGGAGCGGCAGCGCATGGGCCCCTGCAAGTGGCGGTGGCGGAAGCGGCTTAACCAGCGTTGGGTTAACGTCTACAGGGGGCACTGCTACTATTACAGGAAGTCCGTTAACAGCTAACGGGGCTATGAATATTGAAATTCCTAATTGGTCAACTATTCCGGCTAGCGGAAATGTTAATTTAGGCACTTATTACATAGACTTTGATAATATTGCGTTGCAAGAAAACACAGAGAATATATCGCTTAATATTGTTACCGGATCAAATGGAACCGGTGCTGTTTATGACAGCCAATTTAACCCAATTGGTGGTTTTGGAGGGACAGCAGGGCAAATTTTAAGCCTCATTACGCCAGCTGCATTTGGTTCGCCAGGGACACCTCAAGTCTTAGGATGGATTGATAAAGGCGCCTCTACAATAAGTGTAATTGCCCCGGGACTAAGCGCAACCGCAGTAGGTGGCATCACATTTGCCGGCTCTGGCGTAAGCGGTACAGCTGCTGGCGGTATAGCCACGATTACAATTCCTGGTGGAGGCGGGGGCGGAGCTGTTACTAGCGTTAGCGCAACCGGAGGAACGTCTGTTATTAACCCAACCACGGGTGCCGTTATTCTACAAATGGATTTGCCTATCTTTAATGATACAACAAAAGCAAATTTCTTTCTTGGTTCAGATGCTCCTAATGTAGGAAACGGAAACCTTAATATTACAGGGGGTGTTTGTTTTAATTATGGAGAAGCTCAAGCTACACAGAATACGGCGGTTGGTATTTACGCTTTGGCAGAACTTATTGATGGTTCAAATAACTCAGGTTTTGGATACAACGCATTAAACAACGTAAATAATGGCACAAACAACACAGCAGTAGGATCGTTAGCTTTATCAAATGTAACAACCGGCAGTCACAATACAGCTTTAGGATATAGCGCAGGCCCTAATTCAGGGATTATTACATCTAGATGTACTTTCTTAGGAAGTTCATCTGAAACAGCTACAACAGGCATCTTTAATGCAATAGCTATTGGTTATAACTCAGTTGTTAACGAGAGCAATGCGGCCGTTTTAGGGGACCCCACTCAAGATATGACTTTGGGTATTGGAACAGATACACCTTGCCCCGCAGGTCAATTGCATTTATCTCAAAAAAATAGTGCAAGCCCAAGTGCTATCATTATGGATGCAATCCCATTGGCAACAACTGCTGGCTCATCTGTTCCTGACGGCGCATTATGTATTGCTAATATGCAAACAAATAACACCTCAGTCCCGTTCCCGGTTGTTGCTAAAGGGCCATCAGGGACATTTGCGGGCGTTCCTTTGTTTGAAATGTCGTCCCTTGTTGAGGGCTCTTACCCAGCCGGTTCTGTTCTTTACACTGCAACAAGTGATGGCATTACAGATAATTTGTTATTTTTTACAAGTTGCCCTCAAGGGTCAAAAGCTTCGTTTGGTATTGATTTCACAGGGGCTAACCCAACTCCTGTTTGGACGCCTATTGCAGCATCTTCATTGGCTCAATCTTTTGTAGCCTTGGGAACTTCAGAATCACCAACCCCTGTTGCTCAAAATATTTCCTATATTGCTACCGAATCTGTTGTTACAGAGCCGACAGAATTTACGTTGCCATTAGATTTGCCTTTAGGCTCTAGCTTTAGAGTTATCGGTAACAATCCTTATGGATGGATTATCACATCTCAATTAGGTCAAGGAACAAATCAGCGCATTTGTTGGGGGTCTATTTTTGCATTAGCTACTTCATCGCAGATTGCCTACATCCAAACCGTAGGAACTCAATTCCCGTATCTAAATGCAAGCATAGAACTTGTTTATACATTTACAGAAAATGATGGAACTCAAGTTTGGACAGTCGTTAACAGTCAAGAAACGCTTGATATTGGAACAATTTAACCGGTCACAATTTGTGATCGTTTCGAGCTACCTCGTAAATCTGACTTAAAGACCCGGATTTACGAGGATAGGGGGGAGGGGACGCCTTCCCTTTATTACAAACGTCTTTATATAAAGGATATTTATTATGGCTTTACAAAACTCTCTTAATTCACCAGTCTTTGCCAATGTGGCGACAATTACCTCCGGAGAAGTCCTTGTTGGTAATGGCTCTGATCCGGTAACTTCTGTAGCTCAAGTTCCTGTAGCAAATGGTGGTACAGGTGCAGCTTCCCTTACAGATCATGGCGTTTTGGTTGGTAGTGGCACAGACCCGATCACAGCTCTTGCTACAGGTACGGATGGACAACTTTTGTTAGGAGCTACTGGCGCCGACCCTGAGTTTGGAACATTGGGAACAGCGATTGGTAGCGGTTTAACAAAGACAGAAGGACCTGGTTCTTTAGGCTTAGCTCTTAACCTTAGTGCAGGTTCAGGCATTACATTGACACCTAGCGGGGCAGATACCTCTATCGAGATTTCCGCTTCTTCTGTTCCTGATTTGTCATTAGTTGCAGTAACAAGCGGCTCCTCCGCAACAGCTGTGGCGGGAAATCGTTATTCCGTTCAAACTGGCGCAGCCTATGCATATACATTGCCAGCAACAGGTATTCTTAATGCTCAATTCGCATTCTTAAATACAACAGCTTCCAGCTTATTTTCTGTTGCCCCTGCCGCAGGTGGCTCTGTCTTGATTGGCGCAACTTCCAGTGCGACAGGATTTGATTCGACAGAATTAGGTGATGGCTTAACTCTCGTTTGCGTTGTTGCTGGTGCAGCCCCTGTTTATCAGGCAGTTGCTTTCAACGGTAACTATAACACGATCTAACCTGGCTAAAAGAAGGGGTTTAAACGCCCCTTCTTCTTCTAAAGAAAGGCGCTAAAATGGGGCAAAATTCTATAAATCTTCCTACTGAAAACATTACTTATGTAAATTTTGGGACAACAACGGTAGGCGGTTTTATTAACGCTAAAGACGTCTATTACACAACGGCAGGTGAAGGAATTGCTACTTTTTATATTCCTTTAAGTTCTGGAATTCAACCAGGACAATCTTTCCAAGTAATTTCGGGAGACCCCGCTGGTTGGCAGCTCGTACCTGACACAGGACAGATAATCAGATGGATAGACTCAGCCGGCGTTACACATGAATCGGGGCTTGGTACAAGTGTTTCATCCAATGGTATTGGCTCTCAAGTGACCGCGACATCCGCCACCATAATGTATGTGGGCGGCGATGTTTTTATTATTACAAATTACACAGGTAATTTAAAAGTCGTTTGAAAGTATTATGAATGGTTTTTGTTCTCACCAACACATCAATAAAACAAGAGCTTATTTCTTATTTTAAAAGAAATGATGCTGATTTTTTAACAAGCATTCCTTTTTTTATTATGTTAGGGGAGCGTAGGGTTGCGACAGATTTAAAAATTTTAGGAACAAAAACATTTATAAGTGGCAATTTAACGCCGGGGAATCCACGTCTTCAAAAAGACGTTCGATGGTTAAATAACGCATCTTGCGAGATTGGTGTTATAAATCCTGACTTTGATCCTAATGGTTTTACAACAAAAAAGAAGATTTTAGAGTGCTCTTATTTATGGGGTGAATCTTATTGGCCAAATTCCACAATTACAGGAGAGCCAAAATATTACGCAGATCAAACCTATTTTGAATGGGCTTTTTATCCAACTCCCGATCTTGCGTATCCTTACAGGATAGGTTTTTTTCAATTTCCTAATTTTATTGATGACACAGAGCAATCAAACTGGTTTACAGCGTTTGCGCCTCATGTTTTGTGGAGTGCGATTTGTTTGGAAACGGCCATTTATCTTGAAGATGGCCCCCGTATCCCTATTTGGGAAGCTCAATACCAAAAAGACATCGCGTCATTATCGACAGAAGATAAGCAGCGTATGTATGACGAATATAGCGTGAGGTAATTATGGCAACATATTCTTTTAATCAGGGCTCGGTTCAAACTGCATTCCCGTCGTACATAAACTATGATTTTAGTGTGATTGACCCCCCTCCGGTGTTAACCCCTCCTAATTATTTAGTATCGGGGATTGTGCAATTAAATTGGCCTATTGCTTTCCAAACATCTCAAAACATTGTTGCTAGCTTTATCAATGTTACAGGGGTTAATGTAACTACGCCCGCGGGTTTTATTTTACCTGACTCAACTCAAGTATCAGTTGGAACGGCTTTCGTTCTTCAAAATATTTCAAATGTTAATATTCAAATTTATTTAAACGACGGTATCACCTTATTCAAAACGATTGCGGCAGGTGCGGTTTATCAATTTGTTTTGAATGATAATTCAACATCAAATGGGAGCTATTATTGGTTCCAATCCGGTGCCGCAGTTTCTCAGCAAGATGCCGATGCTTTGGCAGGGATGGGTTTGATTGCATCAGATAATGCAAAATTAAACACCAATTTCCCTGTTTTAGTTTTAGATCCTAGTGTAGCCCCTGTTTACGATATTACCGAATCAAGTAGGGCGCAATTACTTGTATGGCCTACCGATGCACCTGCAATAACGTTTAATCTTCCTGAATTAGGGGACACATGGGGCGATGGTTTTTATTTTGCAATTAATAATTTAAGCACAGCATCAATTACATTAAATCCGGTTGCGGATGCAGGGACAACAAGTCAAGTTTTACACGGCCAAACCCTTTATATTTCTATAGATGAATTTGGTGATTGGTATACGGTTGGCAAGGGAAATGATTTATTTTTTAATTACACATCTAATTCACAAAACATATCGTCCCCAGGACCTTTTCCTGTAACAGTCGATTTAACTGAAGGGCTAGAAGGCAATTCAATGATTAGATTGGAAGGGACATTACAGGGCAATACAATATTTAGATTCCCTGCAACTCCTTTTGTTTGGTACGTAAACAATCAAACAACTGGAGATTTTACAGTTACATTAAGTTGCGAATCGCCCGCTACCAATACTTATCTAATCCCGCAAGGACAGCAGTTAATTGTTGAGTTTGATGATGCAGAATTTTACAGCGTTCCCTCTACTCTCCCCTCTCAACAAAAAATTATCTTTGCTAATGGTTCAGCCGCTAATCCTTCAATTACTTTTGCGAGTGATCAGCATACCGGGGCTTATTTAAGAGGCCAAAATATGGCCATTACTCAAAATAGCAATGAAGTCGTTGATTTTGAAAGTGATGCGGGAGTTTCGGTTTTTAACGTTCCAACATCGTATAGGCTCAGATTATTAACCCCCGATACGTCAATAGATATAAATACGGCACAAATTGAAGGGACACAAACAACCACATTTAAAACAACCGATGGCGCAATGAGTTTTTTGTGGAATACGCAGTCACTGACATTATTTCAAGATTCCACAATTACTTCTGAGCCGCTTACTCTTGCCGCCTATGATGAAACACAAGAAAATCCTGTACCCTTAGCCTTTCAAAGTAGTAGCACATCTATTTATTCTTTAAATTTTTATGTAGGAAAATCAACGGATTTGTGCCCATCCAACTTTTGGGGAAGCGTTACAATTAACGGAAATGAAACCGTAACGGGTGATTTAACTGTGAACGGTACGATTACAGGGGGAGGATTACCAACATACCCCCTTTCTTTTGCAAATGGAGGAACGAGTCAAGCATCTCAAACCGCGGCAATTAAAGCGTTGATAAATTTCACCTCTCAAGGCCAAATGATTTACGCGTCCGATGGCACGGGAACGGTAGGATACGTTGCCCCAACTGCCGTAGCGGGCCGAACCATGGTAACAACGAGGAATTCAAGCGCGCAGGCCCCCTCTTGGATCGGAAAAAGTTTATTGCAAGTACAAACAGGGGGCACTTTCTCAGCTACAGTAAATTTTTCAAGCGGCACCGTTTTGACCGGTTCAACTCTTACGCTCACGCCAACATATAGTAATAGCTTGCTTTATTTGACGTTTAGCTGTGTCGATTTTGTGGCAAGTGATAATACAACTTATCCATCTGTAAACTTAGAAGTCACAACAAATGGCGGCAGTAGCTGGACGTCTATTTTAAATCCTGCTTTTTTTGGACGCTTTATAGGCGCAACGTCCCCCGCATGTTGTTCATTTAATTTCACGTACTCCCCCAACATTACGTCCGTTATTCAATTTAGACTTGTACTGTCAAACAGCGCAGGAGGGCAGACAGTTATGTTGCAAAATGCAAACTTTATAGCTTTTGAGCTAGGGGGTATGTAAATGAAACTTATTGTAATCCCTCTTATTTCAGCGCCTGGGATTCAAAGGGATGGCACTCCTTATTTATCAAAAACATGTATAGATGGTCAATGGGTTCGATGGTATCAAGGAGTCCCTAGAAAGATTGGAGGCTATGTATTAAAGGGCTCGGGTATTACAAACTCGACTTTATACCCTAATGCAAATTATCCGGATTTAAATCCAAATTTGGAAGAAGGTTTTGAGATTACAAACACAATTTATTCGGTTGTGCAATCCGATGATACTGTGGACGTTTACTTTGGCAAACCTAGTACATTATCTTATATTGACTATGATCAAAATAGCAATGCAATCGGAGTAGAACAAGACAGAACGCCACTTCTAAGTAGTGAGCCGGCGTCAGATCCTCCCGGGAGTGATGGCGGCTTTGTGCCAAATCCTAATAATTCATGGACAATTGATTTAGTCACAATAAACCAAACAACCGGCGATTCTCAAGGAAATGCAACTTATATTGTCGCACATCCGGCCCTTAACCGAATTAATATAGCCAACCAAATACCGTCAACCGTTTTTTATGGTCAAACCTATTCAACGGCGAGGCTGCAACCTATTAAATGGGTAGCGTACGAGTCTAACCCGGCAGACCCGCCAAACCCACCTCTTATTCCTATTGCCGATATTAATGACGCCCCCGTTCAAGTAAGCGGAGGAGTGGTTTTTATCAATCCTATTACAGTTTTTTATGGCAATAACGGAGTGGTTTATTTTACAGATCCGCAAGTAAGAATAATCCCGAACGGTTCTGAGCCAGATATTACAGTTACTCCCCCTTCTGAAGTTTGGTATGGGAATTCAGCTTCGTTAACCAATACCAAAATTGTAAAATGCATCCCTTATCGCGGCGCAAATACAAATGCAGCGGGGGGCAATAGCCCATCTATGCTAGTTTGGTCAATCAATACGTTACTGAAAGCTAATTATGTCCCCTCCTATACGGATTCCTCCGGGCTTGAGATAGAAGCAACATTTACGTCTCAAATTATCCAATCAGGAATTAGTATTTTATCTGCCAAATCAATTGTTGAATATAACAATATAGTTTATTGGGTTGGTGACAATCATTTCTATTATTACAACGGGATTGTAAACAAAATAGAAAATACAATGAATACGGATTATTTTTTTAACGGTTTAAACGCTGCTTACAAGGGCCTTATTTTTTCTTATGCCAATCCTCGCTATGATGAAATCTGGATTTATTATCCTCGAGACGGTGCAACTTTTTGCAATGCAGCTCTTGTTTATAATGTTAAAGGGGAATTTTGGTATGATGCGTTTAGTAGTCGATCCGCGGCCCATATCCCAATAACTTTTGAGCGGCCAATCTTAGCCTCCAGTGAATTGGAAAATCTTTTCAATATAGGCGTTAATAAAAATGCTTACCCAATTTGGCTTCATGAAAAGGGTTTAAACAAAGTAAAGGGTGCTTCCCAATACGCAATCCAATCTTATTTTCAAACTCATTTAATCGATTTGTTCTCAAATGACCCGGAAAACAACAATTTTTTAAAAACAAGACGGTTAGAACTTGATCTAATTCAATCAGGACCTATGACAGTGAGTGTTTATAATTATCTAAGGCCGAGATCTAGCCCGATTATAGGCGGTCCTTATTTATTTTTTTCAAGCGATGTTTCCGTTGAAGATATAACCTCGCAAGGATCTTTAGTTAGTTTTCGTTTCGAAAGTAATACGGCAGTAGGCGATACGGATGCACCTATACCGGGAGGATATTATCAATTTGGGAAAACTCTTTTAAATTACACTGTTGGGGATGAAAGAAAATAATGAGTGATTTTTTATATCCAATAAAAATTGATTTTGTTGAATGGGCTTCCCAAATTCGGACTTTAGCACCGAATTATAGTTTTCCTAACCCCGAAAAAGAAGAGGATTGGAGAGATTGGGCAGCGCAAGTTATTAATTCAAATTCTTTGTCTCAAATCCCGATTCCAACAAAGCAAATTTACCCCGAAACGCAAGATTGGAGAAAATGGGCGGCTTTTTTACTCGGAACTATAACCAACTCATCTTAAATGAGTGCAATTAATTTAAATTTTAGTTAAAATTAAATATAATTTAGGAGACCTTTCATGTATCAATACCCCGACCAGAACCAACAACCAGCATCCCCTGCAAGCTCACCTTACGGGCAAGCCCCACAACCGCCCGCTTCCGCAGATATGTCACAGCCTGATCAACAACAATCGCCTCAAGGGTTTTCACATGGGGGCATGCCTTCTTTAAATTTTAATCATGGAGGAATGGCGCACTTGTCTAAGCCTCATAGATTGGGAAGCATGATTGATGCTCATTTTAATAAAAAAGAATTAGATGTTTTAGATTACTTGCAAGGAAAAAAGATG